CGTCGCCAGGCCTGCCGCGTTCCGCGCGCGCTTGGTGGCCAGATCCGCTACAGCTTGCTCAGCGTCCACGTGGGCCCGCGCCGCACGCTCTTGCCGCTCGATCAGAGCCAGGCTGCGCTCTCGCGCGGCTTCCTGATCTGCCAGGGCGTTTTTTGTCGCCTCGTCATAGCGGAGCATCCCCTCCGCATGGGCCAGCTCTGCCGCCTGCAGGCCTTCCGGTGTGGTCGCCGGGTTGCGCTTCAGCGCCGAAATCTCCTCGAGGTGCGCTATTTCCAGCGCCTGCCGCGATTTCTCCCGCGCGGTCTGGTAGGCATTGACCGCCGTGTCGGTGGCGATGGCGGCCTCCCGCCGTTGGCGTTCGAAGGCGCTAATGCCGTTGGTACCGGCCAGCAGCTCTTTGGCTAACGCCGTTTTCCGCCCGCCGCGCGTCAGATCGCCCAGTGTCCGGACCAAGCTCAGACCGCTTTCAATAATCGCCCGGTTGCTCTCGCGCGCGAGGTCACGCAGGCGCTGCGCGTGCTGCAGCCGGATCTCATCCGCCTCGATCAGCGCCGTCGCCTGGTCGTGTTGCCGACTAAGCTGCACCACCGCCAATTCGTGCGCGGCATTGATTGCCCGCAGCTTGTCCCCCCGCTGTCCATCGGTCAGATCTACCGCCCGGGCGGCCGCCAGCAACGCCTGATCGCGCGTGCTCTCCGCGACCGCGATCGCGCGCACGTTAGCCAGCTGCAGCTCCTGCCGGCGCGTGACCAATGCCGCGGCCGCGCGCTCGCTGTCTCCCAGCGCCAGGCTCTGCCGCAAGCGGGCCAGGCCCACCTGCAGGCTCTGCCCGGCGATCTGCGCCCCGGCCTGCGCCAGCGCTCGCGCCATCGCTCCGGAGGCCTCCGCCGCCCGAGTGACGCCTTCGCGCAACTCGTCGACGCGGCTCTTGATGGCTCCCATCCGCGTGTTGACCGTAGACAGCTCTGCCGAGAGTTTTTTGGCCTCGTCGCTCTCCGGATCCAGATTGATTAACTGCCCACTAATCGCCGAGGCGCGCGCCTGCAGGCGCAGCAGCAGCGCCTCCATCGCCGGCAAATTGGCGATGTCGACCAGCTCGATCCGCGCCGGCACCACCACTGTCGCCGCGGCCGCGGGTGCAGGTGTCGACGCGGGCTTGTCTGCGCGTGGCGTCACGGTGCTGACATTGGGCCCGAGCACCAGCGTATCCAAGCCCTTTTGGCTCTCGGACAGCATCTCGCGCCAGCCCGCCTTCACGTCGGACGCGAAGGCGCGCCAGTGCCGGCCTAAATTGGAAAAATGCCCTCCTAGCATGTCGGCCATCGATGCGCCCAGTGCCGTCACCAGGCCGACGATCAACCGAATGAGAAAGGCCACGCCCTGCAGCACCGGAATCAGCACGAACGCTAGCGCCTGGACAACCTTGGCCACGATTGGCAGCAATGTTGCCAGCAGACTGCCTGCCAACAGTCCTACCACCTGAAAAACGCCAGAGAGGGACGACATCAACGACTTGAGGCTAGGCAGCAGCGAGATGGCCACCGCCTTGAGCACCTGCAATCCGCCGCCGGCAGCTTCGCGGAAAAACTTGAGTTCTGGCCCCGTGCTCATCAGGATTCCGATCAATCCGACAATCGCCGCGATCGTCGCGCCGATGGCCAGGCCGATCGGCGACAGCAGCGTCATGCTCACGCCAGTTTTGATCGTCGCGATCACGCCAGCCAGCCGGCCGGCCGCCACCGCCGATATCGCCCCTGCCGCGCCGGCCGCCTCTGCCACCGCCGGGAAGAGGCCCGCGACAACAGCTAGCCCCTCGCCCGCTTTGATGGCCGCGCCCACGCCCAGCAGCAACGCGCTGCCCCACACCACTGTCTGTCCCAGCGCCGCCTTCTGCGCGGCGCTCATGCCATTCACCGCTTCCGTCAGCCGCGTCAGCATAGCGCTAATCTGGTTGGCCATCGGCAATAGCGCCGCGCTCATACCGATCAGCGTGGCGCCCATGCCGTCCATCACGGTTGTCCAGCGCCCCAGCGTGGTCTGCGCGAGCTTTTCCGTCATCCCGCCAAATTGCGAGCCCTCCGCCGTCATTACCTGAAAGGCGCGCTGCAGCTCAGGAAATCCAATCTTTCCGCTCTCCACCAGTCCGCGGACTTCGTTGGCGGTTACCCCCATCACTGTGGCCAACGCCTGAATCACTGGCACCCCACGCCCGGTCAGCTGGTTGATGTCCTCCATGAACAGCCGGCCTTGCACCGCGGCATTGCCGTAAATCTCCGACAGTTCACCGATCGGCTGCTGCGTGCCCGCGGCAATGTCGCCGATCATGCGCAGAGTCGGGATAATCTGCTCGGAGGAAATGCCAAAAGCCAGCAGCGACCGCGTCGCACGTTGGATCTCCGGCAGCCGGAAGGGCGTCGCCGCCGCGAACTGCTGCACATCGGTTAGCAGCGCTTGCGCCCGGCTGGCACTGCCCAGCATGACCTCGTAGGCGTTCGCTGTCTGCTCCAGATCGCCCCCGAGCTTCACCATGGCGCCACTGGCCGTCAGCCCCGCGCCGCCCACCAGCAGCAACGAATTGCTGACGGCCGACAACTGGCTGGCCATTCCCCGCACGGCGGAGCCCGTCTGTTCGAACTGGCGAGATGCCGCGCGCGCCGCCGCGGCTGTCCCCGTCTCCATCTGCTTCAGCGATTGCAGGTAGGGCGACAGGTTCAGCTCGGCGGCGGCGCGCACGATCCCAGCGTTATGCACTGGCATGGGATGTGTCCTCTATGGGGCGTGTTGGTGGGTGCGCTTTCGCCCAGGCCTCGGGATGGCGCGCGGCCATGGCCTGAATGAACGAGCCCACGGGGGCATTGCGGGAGATCGCAGACGGCGGAGCGTCCTCCGGATCCGCGGGATGGGCGTGTGCCCACCACTCCATAAATCGGCTGTTGCTCTTCAGTCCGGAGACGAGCACCATGAACTCATCCAGCGGATGGGCCCAACACCACGCAGCCAGGTCGTCTATCCGGTACTCGCGGAGGCAGTCGCACTCGAGCAGCGTCCAGTGCTCGAGCAGCTCGTCGAGAGTCAGGCCTCCACTGCGGGCAAAGGGCCGTCGTCGGCGCCCTCCTGGGGCACCTCAACCACGGTGTAACCGGCCGCGATGTAAAACACCACGTCGCGCAGCTCGTCCAACGACGCGCCGGCTTCCAGCCACAGATCCATCGCGCCCTTGCCGCACACCGCGTCGATGATCTTGCGAAACGCCGTCAGCACGTCATTCCCGCGGGCCATCAGCTCCTGCTGGGTCATCTGCGTCAGCTCTGACGCGTCCGCACGTTGCAGATCGGCGATGATCAGCGGCACGATGGCCGGCACAACCGCGCGCACGCGATAGGTGAACCCGAAGGCCTCAAACTCAACGACCGGCGCCTGCGCGTCGGTCTGCTTCCAGCGGTCAGTAAACCGAACCATTGTGTGCCTCCTCCAGCTCGATGCGATTCACCCCTGGGGTGAAGTGACCGCCGTGGGGCTGGGCTGCACCCCGCCCCACGGCGTGACGATTTACGCCGCGAACGTCGGCGTGCCGGTGCTCTTCAACTCGACAGCCCACTTTGCGCCGTCCTTCTCACCGCCGGACCAGGGCGAGACTTTGACGTTCACGTTGATCGTCACCGAAGCGCCGCTGATCTCGGTGATCCGGACCACGCCCACGCCGGCGGGCCCGAACAGACGCGCCAGCGTCTCCAACCGCAACTGGGCCGGATCGCGGGTCTCGTTGTCTTCATCGAGCAGATAGGTGTTCTCGACGTTCAGCGTGATCTGCCCGCCGGCGGCGAGCTCGCTTACCCAGCCGGCGTCAGCCTGGCTGCTCACGTCGACGAACGTACGCGGTTCGTCATAAGTCGCCGATTTCCAGTCCAGCCGCAGCCAGGCGGGGGTCGCGCCCCCGTCACTGACATCGATGAGGGTGCCGCGCGCGAGGCGCTTGGTTTGTGCCATGAGTTCTCTCCTTCGAAGGGTGTCGTTTGGTCGGAACATGCGCCAGAAAGCGCCAGAAAAAATCAGTCCGCGATTCGTCGCGCCAGCATGTAGAGGGTCAGGGTTAACTTGTGCATCTCGGGATTGCTCTTCTCCGCCGGCGTCGTCCCGGCATAGACCGCCGGGTCAATCCGCACGTGCACCGCCTCCCAGGCCTGCGCGATCGTCCAGGTGCAAAAGCGCCCGTCCGTCTCGCCGAACTGATCAGTAATGCCGGCGCGGAGCTGCTCCGCCAAATCAAAAGCAGCTTCCAGATCGCTGTGATAAATCGCCACCTGCATCGGCTGGTCCGCATACACGCCCACTTCGTGGGTCCGCGCGAAAAAGGGCGTCACCACAATGGCGTTCGCCCGCGGGTCCTGTCGCCGGCACACGTCCACGCGGATCGTCGTCGTCAGCGTGATATCCGTGCCAATGGCCTGCGCCACCGCATCTGCCAGACTGGTAATCACGTCGCACCTCCCGAAATCTTCACCGCCAGCCCGGCCGGCAGCTCATCCGCCTTCTCCAGCATGGGCCGTTCGAGAAACTTGGCCTCGCCCTCCGGGTGCTGCGCCTCCAGGTCCTCGTGCACGTAGATCGCATAGTCGGTGTCGCCGATGATCTCGTGGCCTTCGCGGTAGATCGCATCGTGCAGCGTTCCGGTCTCCACCGGCACCCGCTCCTGCGCATCCACCACCCGGGCGTCCAGCCATTCCTCTAACGCCTCATCGCCCGCCCGCACCACTTGGGCTGCGAGCGCCACAACGCCGGCCGTCAGGCTTGACTGGTCAAACTTCAGTGACATCAGTTGTCCCTTACTCCACCCACACCACCAGGTGGTCGCGCACCCCATCCAGGCCTACTTTGTCCTCGGTGTGCAAAATGGTATACGTCCGCCCGCCCCAGTAGTCGGACAGCGTCACCAGGTCGCCTACTTTCGGATCGATGCCATACAGCTGCAGATCCGACGCGTCGACAAAAATCTTTGCGCTGACACTCACCGACGGGTCAGCCCCGCGCCAGGCCTGCGTGGTGCCCTGGATCCGGCAGCGATAGGTCCGCGTGGCCCCCTGATCGTCCGCGCCCATGTCGACGGCGATGACATGGCCAAAGCGATCAATCTCGCTGGGAGTCTCCGTCATCATCTGGTGCGGCATCAGCCTGGTGAATTTGCTGGCCATCTCATCGCACCCCGGTCGGCGTCCGTAGGAAATAGGGCGACAGCAGCCCAATGGCCACCGAGCTCTGCAGGCCTGGCTCGTTCAGTGGATCCGCCTGCGGCCGCGTGGTCGTCGTGCTCCCCGCCTGATTTGCTGGGTCGAAATATTCCGTTTTCGCGTCGCCGATCTGCTCCGACTTGATGCCGGTGATCAGCCGCGCGTTGGCCTCCTGTATCTCCGTCAACTGCGAGAGCACCGTCAGCCGCGCCAGCGCCTCTTCACACTGGGCGTCCCGTATATCCTGCGGCGTCACCGTGCCCGTCAACGGCCGCCGCTGCGCGTCGCACAACCCCGAGCGCGGAAAGGCCGGCACCTGCGTCACCGTGGCCGGCTGCCCCGCGTACCGCTGCCGGTTGATCGCCCGATAGGCTGTCACCAGCGCCGCCGTCTGCTGCGCCGACGTCGCCGACTCCCACGCCGCAGCTCCCAGCCGCCCCGCCATGTAGGCGATCGCATCAGCCAGGCTAAGATAGGTGTTGGTGCCCACGGTCAACGTGATGCTCATGCAATTCTCCGTACGGCAGCCGTCCCGGCTGCCAAAGGGGGCAGCCCGGGCGGTGGGAGGCACACCGCCCGGGCCAGTCAGTGCCCATCACTGGGCACGCGGCAAAACCCTAGATTAGGATCCCTTCAATCTTCGCGATGGCGTCCTGCTGGCGAACCACGGCGGCCGCCACCATCTCCACCGCGCCATACAGCACGGCATCCGCCAGGCTGGTATTGGGCGTGATGATGTTGATCATCGGCAGCCCGGCCAGCGTCGCGGCATGCACGCCATCCAGCCCCAGGCGAACGACGTAGATGTCGGTGAGGCTCACCGGCGTGGCGCCGCCGTCCGTCTCGCGCACGATCGGATCGGTGCTGCCGGCCTTGGCGCCGAGGTCGACGATCGGAATGCCGGCGAAGGTCTCCACCGGGCGGCCGAAGGCGTCTTCGCTCACGGACATGTAGCCGAGACGACGGGCGATGCTCATCATCTTCAGTCGGCCCATGCGCCCGGTCAGGATCGCATTGGCCCCCGGCACCAGCGACAGCGCCTGATTCAGCGCATCGATGGCCAAATTCTTGTTGGTATCCATATTGGCGCTGGTGGTGAGATCGATCGTTGTGCCGCTGATCACGTTGGCGTCGGCGCAGCTCGCGTCGATCCCGTCGAAGTCCGTCTCATCGCTGCCGTTGACAACCAGGTCGCTCATCAGCGCGCTGGTCGCCTTGACCTTCTGCTCGGTCTCAAAGGCCACACGGTCGACCAGGCCATTGCTCGCGGCCACCACGCGGTCGATCGGGTACTTCCCACCCAGCGGCACCAGCGTGACCGTCTTGCGATCGATCACGGCGTTGCCCGGGGTGTAGTCGGCGTTCAGCGCGCGCACCGCGGCGCCGGTCTGGGTGAGGACGTAGTTGTACCCGTAGACCAGCGACCCACCGCCACCCGGTGTGACCGTGTCGTCGAAGATCAGGGTATCCATGAGGTACGAGCTCTTGCGGAACGCGTCGATGACGGCCTGCACAATGCGGTCCGTCGATTGCAGTTTGGCTTCAGCCAGGGTAATCGCCATGAGAGAACTCCTTCACAGGTTGGGGTGTAAATAACGGTGTGAACAACTCACGCGTCACACCTTGGCAGGGGTCAGTTTCTCGGCCAACGCACCCTTCAGCGTATTGGCGACTGGAATGGTAGAATCGCCCGGGTTTGCGCCGCCCTTTCCGAGGTTCTCGGCGCCGCTCTTTCCCGCATCTGCCGGCGCCGGCGGAAACGCCGTTTTCACCGTGCCGATCGCGGCCGTCAGGTCGGTCTCTTTGGCCAGGTCGACCGCGCCCAGCGCCGGCAACTCCGCGAGCAGCTTGGCCTGGCCGTAGCCATAGCCCGCGCCCACCAGCTTCTCGACCAGCGTGGTGTGCCGGGTTGCCTTGCCCAACGCGGCCTCTTTTTCGGCAGCCGTGCCCTTCAGCGTTTCCGCTTCCGCCTTCGCGGCCGCAGTCGCGGCCTCGCTCTCGGTCGCCTTGGTCTGCGCGGCCTGCAGGTCAGCCGCAGCGGCCTTGTCTGCTTCGGCCTTCGCGGCCGCGGCGGCGGCGGTTTTTTGCTCCGCCAGTTCGGCCTCGGTGTAATACACGACGCCTTCAATCGTCTTGGGCATGAGTGTCCTCCGTTAAAATTGCTATCTCGCCATTCGCGCCGCCGCCCGCTCCTCGCGCAGCATCGCCGCCACCGCACGGCGCTGGGCCGCTGGGGTCAAACTCTTCGGTCGCTGCTTCTTATAGCTGGGCGACCGCATAAAGGCCTGGGTCTCGCTGGCCATCGCGTCCTTGTAGCGCAACCGGGGATCCATGATCATCCGCCCGATCGCCTCAGGACGCCGCGACTCGATGCCGGCATAGCGCCACCGAGGCCCGCGTAGGTCTTTCTCCGGCATGCCCACCTGGTGGGCCATGCGCCGGTACGTGCGCTGCTGCGCTTCCGTCGCGAACCCATGCCGCGCCGCCCACATCAGCTCCTTGCCCTGGGGCATCTCGTCCCGCATGTAGGCGTACAGCCCGCGATTGTCCCGCCCCAGCGTCTCCAGCTCGTCGGCGCTCATCGCCTCCAGATCGTCCGGATAGCTCACCGGCACGCGGCGGTGGTAACAGTTGGGATGAAATGGCGCCTCACGCGGCAGGAGCGGGAATCTCTGATACTCCGGGCTCGTGCTCCAGTCATACCGAAAGGTCTGCCCTTCGAACGGCCGGCAGATATAGCACAACGTGCCCGTCTTATTAATCTGGAAGACCTCGATGCCGGCCGCCTCATGCACCGCCATGTTTCCTTCCTCACGCGCCCGCGCCAGCCCCGTGCGGCTGGCCATCTGCCCATAGCTGTGCAGGCTGTGCCGTCCCAGCTCGTTACCGTCCTTGTCGAAATAGGGCACTGTGCCCACGCGGTCGATCTCGCCCGCCAGCACTTGCAGGCGCTGCTCGTTAATCGCCGCCTCGCGGATCCGCATGCCTACCAAATAGGGCTGATCTCCCAGCACCACGCCCTGGGTCAGCTCATTCGCGCTCAAACGCCGCAGATAATCATCGACCTGGCGCAAAATTGAACCCTTGCCGCCGCTGATCGTCCCCAAGTACTCGCCCCGGGTTTTTGCCAGATCGCGCGCCAGGCTCTCCACCGCCGCCGGGTTAAACATCGCCGACTGCAGCCGCGCCTCTGGCACGCCCATCGCCGTCAGCTCCGCGATCGCGTCCGCCGTCCCCAGGCTCCACACGGTGTTCAGCGCGTTCCCCTCAAGGTTGTCGACCGTCGCCCCCAGCAGCGCCATCGTCTCCGCAATCTGCGCTTTTATCATCGCCGCCCGCTGCAGATCCCAGTCCCCCTGGATATACTGCCGCGTCGCCCACACCAACCGCTCGCGCACGATCGCGTCCATCGAGTCGTAGATCGCAATTAGCTGCTCGGTCACCGGATCCGGCGTCGGCGCAGTCAAAGGATTCTTCATCGGCATACACACACCTCAGCGCCTCGCAGCGCAGCGAAGACAGCTTACAAGCCCGGATTCTGCGTCTGCGCTTCCTGTCGCGCTTCCTCAAGGGCCAGCAGCCGGTCTAACTCCTCCAGCACCTGCGCCTTCGTCATCGTCGGATTCAGCCTGGCTACCGCCAACTCCAGCGACCGCAGATTCGCCCGCACCTCGTTGATCGTCGTCCGCGAATTGGCTTCCATCTCCTCGAGGTCCTCAGGGATCGGTGGGGCCCAGAGAAACGACATGTCTTCAACCACCGGCGCGTCCGCCGTGCCCGTCATCGCCTCGAGCTCCTGCGCGCACTGATACGCCCACATCAGCGCCGGCTCTGCCTGCTGGCGCCGATCGTAGACGGTGGCGATGGTCGACGTCAGCGACAACCGCCGCGACGTGCCCGATTCCCCGCCCTTCACATCGCCCACCAGTGCCGGCGTCAACGGCGTGAGGGTGTACCAGTCTTCGCGCAACTTGTCGATCTGCACGGCACTCTCGGCCAGCGCGGCATCCCAGTTGTCCGCCTTGACCTCCATCGACGCCATGTCGCCGTCCGGAGTCCGATACTGAATCATCGCGCTGTCCAAATCGATTCCGCCTCCGGCATCAGCCAGCGCCGGATCGACCGTTACCCGCGGGGACGACTTCAGGCGCAAGCTGTAGCTGCGCCGCGCATACGTCAGGTTGTACTCGTGCTGCCAACTGATCAGCCCGTCGCTATAGTCCGAGTCCCCCCACCCGTCGCCGTCCAGATCCGGGTTGTGAATCAAAAACACCGGCAGCCGCGTCAGCGCTGGATACAACACCTCCGGCTCCGGCCGCGAGGCCTCCGGATACACGTATTCCAGCCCCACCGGGCTCTCTCCGATCGAGCCGTCGTCATTGGCTTTGTACGCCCGAGTCTCATGCGTCACTCCGGGCTGAATCCGCCCCTTGGCGTCCAGCACATGGGTAAAGCGCTCCTGCACCGCGACCTTTTTGCCGCCGGCGATCGCCCGGGTATGCCACAGCGACACCGCAATCGCATGCGCCGGCGACCCGTCAAACGACTCGATCGTATACGTCTGCCCGTGCTCCGCCCCCCAGATCTGCAGCGTCGGCTCCCCCGTGTTCGGGTGAATCCGCATGCGCCAGGCGCAGTGCCCGGCATAGCTGCAGGCAATCGACGTCGGTTTCACCAGGTTGCGAATCAGCAGCAGCTTCGTCAGGCGGTCAATGGCCTTTTGCTGCGCCTCGTTGCCCACGACGGTAATCGTCGGGTACCGGCTCCACACCAGCTCCGTGATGCCTTTGGATAAACCATCCCCCAGATAATTCATCGGCACGTACTTCACCGGCCCGCTGCGCCCGCGCGCGTCCAGCAAAACCATGCCGTGATCGCCCTTATACAGCGTCCGCAAGCGCTGGGTGCGCTTGAGCTCCGCCATGATCTGATTGCTGAGAGGATGGTTGGCCATATGTCACCTACAAAGTTGGGAGCAGCTGGATCGACCGCCCCGGCGGCGGCTTCAAGTCGCGCGTGAAGCGAATCTTCCAGAGCTGGGCACACCCCACCACCAGCGTATCCACCTCATCGTCCGGCATCCGCGAACCCTCTTTTTTGAACGAGCACAGCACGTCCAGCAGCGGGCCATTCCACGGCGCACGGACAAAATAAACCGGGGCGTTTTCCAGCGTCGGCAGAATACAGCGCGCGCGCTCGTACTTGCTCAAACCGCCGTTCTTTACGATCGTCGGATGGCCAAGCGTCCGGTCTTCGCTGATCCACGCGCCGAAAACATAGTTTTCTTTAGTGTCTTCAAAAGCCAAACCCCTGAAGGTACGCTTGAAGAGCGCCCGGCAAGCTTTTAGAGTGTCAACCAACAGTTGCTTAGCTTGCAAAGGTGCCCACTTGCCCTTGACGGTCTCGAGGAGATACACGTTGCTCTCGGCGTCACGCCCGATCGTCATCAGGATCATCGCGTCCGCCTCGTTGCTGGTGCTCGTCGCCGTGTCGCTGATCAGCCACACCTCGACCAGCTGGGGCAGCTCCTCGCGCGAAATCGGCAAGAACATCCCGCGGCTGAACACATCCCCGGTGGCCGTCAGGATGGTGCACAGGTACTGGCTCCCGAAGTCCAGCTCGCCGATCTCCTGCCGGACCTGCTGCAAGGCTTCCACGGTAAACCGATCCGGCCAGAGCGGCGTCACCCCAGGAGAAAAATCGTCCGAGTGCTGCGGCAGTCCATCCCGATACAGCGCGCTCTCGCGGATGACCTGATAGATCGACCGCCCCTGCACATCCACCAGGCCCGCCAGATACTCGTACAGGTCGCCCTGGTAGTACGGCGTCCCCACCGCCAGAACACGGCCCTTCACCGGATGCAGCATCCCGCGAATCACCGTGTTGTAGGTCGAGATGATCTCCTGGCGCAGCGTCGGCGTCCGGCTGTTCTTCAGGCTGACCACGTCATCCAGGATGATCAGATCCGCGCGCGGCCCCGGGCCAATACTCTTAATGCCCTCACCCCGCCAGGTCGTATGCGCCCCCGGCACGTCCAACCGCAACTGCAGCTTGCTGCACTCATCCAGCGCCGGCAGCGAGGTCCAAATCACCCGGTACGCGGCCGTGTCGATCAACTGGCTGATCCGCCGCGTGTGCATCGCCGCCTGGTCGTCATCCGAGCTCACCAGCAGGATGCGAATCCGCGGATCGCGCCCGATCTCGTGCAAGGCAAACTGCCCCGACATCCATTCGCTTTTAGCGTGCCCGCGCGGGGCCAACAGCAGCAGCCGCCGATACTCGCGAATCGCATCGATCCACCGCCGGTGAAACAGCTGGGGCAGCATCGGCTCCCCCATGTCCGTCACGCTGATCAGCGGCGCCTGATCCGCCGGATGCTCCCGCGCGTTGGCGATCAGCTCCTGCCGGATCGCCAGCCGCTCAGCGTCCGTCTGGGCGACCAGATACATCTGCCACAACTGGTCATAGGTGTACGTCGCCACATCACAACGCCTCGCCGGCCGCCCGCGCCGCCAGAGTCCGCAAAATCGGATCGGTATCCACGGTCACCGCCACCGGACCGCCTTTGTCTCCGGTTACCTCAACCCGCTGCGCCGCGTCCAGCCCGAGCAGCTTCGCCTTGCGCTCGCTGATCTTAATCAGTATCGCTGCCACCTTCGGATCTGCCCGATCCGGCCACAGCGTGTCATACAGCGCGTTCAGGTCCGCAATCTGCTCCCCCACCAGGTCGACGCCCATCGCCTCGATCGAGGCCGCCAGCTGCGCCCGCACGGCCTTCAAATCGCTGACCACCGTGGGATGACTACACTCGTAGCCGGCCGTCGTCAGCAACTGCGCCAGCTCACGCACCGACGCCGACTTGTGCCCGTCTTCGGTGATGAGCTTCAGCAGTCGCTCCCGACGCGCTGCGACATTGGCTTTAACCGCGGCTTTTGTCATTTTTGGTCAGCCCCATATGGTCAGTCATCGTCGTCCACGTCAATCGCCAGCAGCCGGTACCGCCCGGGCACCTCCGTCTCCTCCAGCCCCTCCATCGGCACCGCAAACGGCTCACCACACTCCACGCACCGCACTACGGCGTGGTACGCCAGCTCGCGCTCGAGGTCAACAATAGCGTGCTCGCAAAACATGAGGAGGTCACACAAAGAGGAGATCCGGCACCAGCCGCATCCGGTCAATCGCCCGCCGCCCAGCCCGATTCCGCGCTGGCCGCAGCCGCGACTCGATCCACACGTCCCGCGCCGGCGCCACCACCCAGCACACCGGCGCCCGCATCGACGCCAACGCCAACACCAACAGGGAAAAAATCATCGGAAGACCTCACGCGCCCCAAAGCGCAGCGAAGGAAGCCAAAGAAGAACCAGAAGAAAGCCCAGAGGAGAACGCAGCAGGCCAGACAGCCCACTACCCCACGTCAACACCGTCAGCACCGTCTACACGGTCCCCCGTGCCATCACACCCGCACAGGGACAATATCTGTCGCGCACGTGCCGCGTCGTCGTTATCAAGGGGAAGGGTAATGCAGGAGATCACCAGACCGCGCTCCGTGAACGACACTGACACCTCTGTCAGTGCCACGTCATGGCCATTGATCAGCAGGGTAAACGCCTGGAGCATGCTGCGCCTCCATGTGAGAGCGCACAGGCCTCGAGCGAGGCAGGGGAGAGAGCGTGGGTAGAAAAAAGCCGGCAACCTGAAGGACTCAAGTTGCCGGCAAGTCTAGCAATAAAACACCTGTTTGTCAAGGCTACCCTTCGTTCCCCTCCTGCCGCAGCAGCACCGACCCCTTCGCCGCCGAAATAAACTCGTTCGTCGGCTTGAAGAAGTTGCGCTCATAGGCACCGCTAATCGACCGATAAAACACCATCCCATCCTCGATCGTGTTGACCACAATCCGCACGTCAGCCTGCCGCAACTCATCCCCATCCCGAGGCACATACCGCGTCGTCACCCGCACCACCCTCCCCGTCGTCTTTTTCATCAAGGTAATCCTTCAATCCTAAAAATCAAGGTCCAACAATCTACGTGGCGACACCCGCACCCGCCGATCCGCCCCCGTCATCGTCAACTGAAAACTCCGCTGCAACAGCCGGCTCCGGATCCGCGCCGCGTTCGGCCCCACCGCCACCACCGACGGGTCCACGTTCAGGCTCGCATGCGTCGATAACTGCCGCTTCGACCGCCCGTTGATCAGGTCATACCAGCCGTTCGACGCCCACGCCTCCCAATGCGCGCTCCCCAGATCATCGATCACCAGGTGCCGTACCAGCTCCCAACTCGTCTTCACCGCCTCCCACGCCTCGCTCTTGTCGCGCCGGCTGAAATGGTCGGCGATCGTCGTCTCGCTCACGATGATCACCCGTGGCCGCGGCGCCGTGATCCCCCGCGTCGTCGCCTCCGACTGGGGCTCGTGCACCTCACCGTGATGCCGGATGATCCCCTCCACCAGCAGCGCCAGCGTCGCGGTTTTCCCGGTCCCCGTCGGCCCGTCCACCAGCCACCCCAGCCCCTCCGCCTCCATCGCCGCCAGGCCCCGCAGATACCGCGCCAGCAACGACCACGACACCTCGTCCACGTGCTCCCGCAGATCCGCAGCAGAGCACCCCAGGTGATCAGCCTCCACCCCCACCGCTCCCGCGCACTCCGCCGTGGTCACCAGGCCCTCGATCTCCGCCAACGAGAGCGGCCCGCAGCGCCTCGTCGACCCCGTGCACCCCGCCGACCACGCCGACGTAATCGTCGGCGGCCGCCGGCCCGATGTGTCCTCGAGGGCCAACCCGCCCTCCGCCAGCTCCCGCACCGCCGCGCACAGCCCCTGATTGAGCATCATGGCCATCCTCCCAGATCCCCCGAACCGTCTGCGTCAGGTACCCCAGCACTTTGGCGTGCCACTGGCCCGCCATCTTCGCCAACACCCGCTCCCGATAGCCGCCCCCCAGCAGCCGCCGCCGCATCTCCTCCAGCAGCCCCTCCACCCCGGCCGGCGCCCGGGCATGCTGCAGAATCGCCCGCTCAAAGTCCGCCAGCGCCTGCCCCGTCAGCGTCGAGCACAACAGCGGTGCCGCGGGAAACGCCGGCGCCCACACCTCCCGGACAAACCGCCCCACCACCGGCTCCCCCGCGTACTCCGCCGTTCCCAGCGCGTCATCACCACCCCCAGCCGCCGCTGCCGCCTCGTGCGGGCCCACGCGCGCCTCCTCGGGCGTGACGCTGCTCGCTTCTCGGGTATCGTCTTCTCGCTTCTCGCTTCTCGCTTCTCGGGTGCATGTGCTGGCATCTGATATCATCTGCTGGCAGGCGCGCGAAGGCGGCAATCCATCGCGCGCACCTGCAGGCATCGGCGGGAACTTGCTGTTCTTTGCGCGCACCTGCTGGTGGGTCTCCCACGTCGTCACCTGCAGGTAGGCGCGCCCCTCCACCTGGTACAACAGAATCAGCCCCGCCGCCACCAGCGCCTCCAGCCGCGCCAGCACATCCGCCTCGCTCACCTGGTCGATCCGCATCGGGTACAGCCGCGCCCGAATCACCGCCGGCCGCGCATCAAAGCGCCCGTAATCATCGCACTGCACCAGCAGCCGATAGAAAAACACCTCCTCCGCGTCCGTCAACCCCTCGATCGTCTCACTGGTACAGATAGAGTCCTTCAGAATACGGTTCGGCATACACACCCTCCAACCAGGCGCGCGCAACCACGCCGGTCTCCCAGCACAAATCACCGGTCATTCCAATCAACCAGGTCAATCAGGTCAGGCGCTACTCCGCAAACGGATCCACCGGCATCTCCAGCACCGCCACCGGCCGCAACTGCGGCACCACCACCGTCACCGTTTCCAGCACGTGCACCTCGCGGCACTGGCGCTCTTCCACCAGGCGCTTGGCTTCTGCCACCGCCGCCCCCAGGGTCTCGTGCTCACGCGTCGGATATTTCCCACCCGGATTCCAACACAGCCACCGCTTGGCCACCGCCATCCAACACCTCCCAGCGCCCTCTAACCAGGCGCGCCACACCACGACAGGTCCGCCCTCGCCCCCCTGCCCCCCGCGCGTCCCCGCCTGCACACACCCTGCACCCACGCAGCACAAAACACCGCGCGTCTTCCCGCGCAGTATCAGCCTAATTCAGTCGCTATACTTGCCTCCGTCGCCGGCGCCACCCGCGCCGATCGATGCCCGGGGCGCGCACCAGCGCAAACAGGACCACGCCCCGGGACAGGATTACACGACACTCCATCGCTACCCCATGCGCCGGTAGCCCGCGTTAGTAGCGGATCGCCGTCCTCCCCGCTCCAGCCTGCCGGCCCCTCCTCCGGCAGGATGCAACGCGGTGGCACGCTAGACCTGGTTCGTCCCCTCCACCCCTCGTCGATCCATTGCCCCAACGCCAGCGCAACCGCCTCGATCGTCGTCCCGTTCACTCCCACATCAGCGATGGGCCCGCACTGGAAACGAATATCAATCGCCCCGCCCAGTGCCACCACATGCGCCGGCGTGCCGTCAAGCGCTTCCTGATCTTGCACTGACGAAGCCTGAAATTCACTCATCATTTACTCTCCTTCAAGGTAATCCCCAAATCCCAAAACTCACGGTCCGGACCCTGGCCGCCCCTCCTCGGCCAAGCCCCTCCCGGTCACCCGCGCGGCACCGGTATCGTCACCACATCGATCTTCGCGCAGATCCCGATCGACAGCAGCTTCGCATTCATCTCCTCGATCGTCGTCCGCACCAGCTCGCTCACCTGCAGGTCAATCGAGTCAGCAGGGCCAACCTGGTCACCAGCGTCCGCCTCTACGCCGCCGGCCGTCCCCGCGTCATGCGGGCACTCACGGTCGCACTTGAACCGCGCAGCCTTCATCAGAAAATGCTTCGTCACCATCGTCTTCACGTTCCTGGCATACCGGCTGAACGTCTCCGCCAGCGCCAGCACGCGGATCATGTCGTCCAGATCCACGCTATCCTGCACCGCCCACGTCCCGTCATCGCACTTCGCCAGCACCCGGAACTGGTGCGGCGTCATCTCCGCCCGCAGCGTCCCAAATGCCTCACACGACTGGCACACGCCATCACACGGCTCCTCCGCCGCCGAACCCGTGCCAGCCGCCTCATCTACTCGAGGGGTCTCATCCGTCATCACAGCCTCCAATCTCAAGGTAATCCCAAAATCCCAAAAATCAAGGTACGGCTCCCAACGCTCCAGCCTGGGCCCGCGGAGGAGACTCACCAACCCCGCAGGCCCAGGATGCAGCGCCAGCTCCACTACGCGATCCCCACCGCCTGGCGCTTCACAATGTACAAACACCGCGTGGCGTACGGATCATTCCGCAGCACCCAATTCCCCCGGCTGCCCGGGTGGGCATTGCCGGAGCACGTGCCGTGCGGACACCGCGGGTTGTCCGTTGACTCCGGCGCCCAGCGCTGGCAATCGTCCCCACAGGTCAACACAGCGTCCTGCCCGTCGTCAAACACGGGCACCGGTTCACGCTTCTTGTCCACGTGCCACCTCCTCATACCACCCCGGATCATCCACGATCCCCGCCCCCACCAGGTCGTCCCACGCCTCCGCCGGCATCGCCGGCACCGTCGCCAGCAACGCCCGCAGCCGTGGCGCCTCAAACACGCTGGCCGATCCCAGCACCGACCACTGCCCGCCCCCCAAGTCGATCTCTCGGCGCAGCGAGTCCCCCAAGTGCACCAGGCGTTCCCCGCCCCCCAAATCGAAGGTCACCGGGAACCACCAAGCTAACGCCATCGCCGAGACCAACGCCGCTTCAACCCGCCGCGCCATGCGCTCACCGAACGGAGACAACTGCATCTCACACCTCCAAATCTTCGACCAACCCGGCGCCCACCAGGTAGTCGTACAAGCATTCGTCCAGATCGATCATGTCGATGATCAGCCCCAGCACCGCCTGCCGATCGGCGGTCTCCACCGTCCGATCCGTGCACCAGGTGCCGCACGCGTTCGTCTGCAACAGAATCTGCCCCCCCGCGTGCACCAGCCGTATCGTCCCAATCTCGATGATAACGTAGCGATGCCCGGCCGCCACGTGCGCCGCCCCTGCCGCGGCCTCCTCCCGCCGGCGCGCGATCTCCGCGCGCAGCGACTCATCGGAACGCAGGGTGGTCGTCATCGCTCCCTCCCTTCCGCCGCCGCGTCCGCCCGGGCGCCGCCGGTACCGAAATCAGCTCCTCCACTGCCTCCGGTCCCGGCGGCGCCGCCGGCGGGACCGGCGCCCGGTCCTGCGCCGCCCGCTCCGCGTCCAGCAGCGCCAGGATGCCCAGCAGCGTCGTCCGCACCGATTCCTTCATCCCGCTCAGCATCGCCAGCAGCCCCAGCCAGCCCTGATTGTCCACCAGCGCCTTGCTCACCAGCAGCCAGGCCTCGGCGCCCACCGGCAGCGCCTCCAGGCGCAATAGAAAATCCCCGGTCACCACCAGTCGCAGCCCGTAGGCCACCGCCACCACGCCGTCCGCCGGCAACGGGTCATCCCCCTGCAGCGTCTCGTTCGCCGCCAGCACTAACCCGTGCACCCCGTCGATCATGGCATTGATGGCGCCGGTCTCCGTGAAGGTCGCCTGCTGCACCAGCTCCCACTGGCTGCGCCCATGCGGCATCACCTCCAGGCGGATCGCCGGCGGGCCCCCCACCAGCGTCACCCGCACCCCGTGGCTGCCGTAGATCACCACCGGCGGCGCCGTCGACGACTGCAGCCTCCGCGCGATCGCGCGAGCTTCCAGCCGGCGCCGTGCCTCTGTCATCGTACTCATCCCACTGCTTCCCACGCCGGCATCCCCGGCATCGTGTCCAGCGGATCAGCCACCGCCACATCCGCCACCGGCGTATCCGCCAGTTCCCGGTCCGCCTGCTCACGTTCCCGCTCCGCCGCCTCCTGCACCGCCAGCCAGTCCACCAGCCCCTCGTCCGCGTCCACCGGCAGGTCGATCGGGATCGGCCGCATATTCCCCACCCGCGCCGGCGGCGCCAGCGACAGCGGCTCCGCTCGCGGCGTATTCTTTGCCCGCCCGCGCTTCTCCGGCGGCGGGGGAGGCGGCGCCGGCACACTCGCCCGCGCCAGCCGATCCACGTAGTAGTCCAGGTCGCTCCGCCGGAAACGCAGCAGGCCCTTCTCGCCGCCGATGTGCACGTGCCGCAGCGGGATGATCCGCACCGTCGTCGGGCTCACCAGCCGCTCCACCGTGCGCGCCGACACCCGCAGGTAGGCCGCGGCTTCCTCCAGCGTTAACAGCGCCTTCTCACTCACCAGTCCCCCCCTCCCGCTCCCGTCGCATCACCGCCAAATCCTGCGACGCCTGCTCGGCCATCGCCCCCGCGTGCTCCACCACTTCATCCACCGACACCAGCTCGTGACACTCAGCGCAGTGCCACACCCGCTCCCCCGTCCGCACCGGGTGCATCCGGGGCCCATGCGTCTGCAGATGGCTCATCTCACCCCTCCAGGTGTGAAGATTTCTCACAAACCGAAGAGATCTTCAACGCTTGTCAGCACTTTGCGACGACGAAGAACGCGAACAATTGCTATGCTTGTGTTCGTCGGTGGCGTCACGCGTCCAGCCTCGTAATGCGAAATAATGGACGGGTCAGTCAGTTTCACACCCTCTTCATCCTGCAGAATCTTCAGCATGTCCGCGTGAGTCCTGATCTTTGCGTCCGTCCGAGCTTGAAGCAACTTACTCATATCCACCCCTCCAGCCCCACCAGCTTGAAGCTCACTCAGTATTAGCCTTGAAGTACCTTCACGTCAATATGGTTGAACCAAATATTTGAAGATTTTTCAATACGACTTGCAAAAAGACCGTGTTTGAATTACATTCAATGCCAGTGGGGGAAGCAAATGCCGTTTAACGGAAAACGACTGAGAGATCTTAGAGGAGATATGCCACGACGGGTCTTAGCAGAGAAGCTAGGGCTGACTGACGGGTCGATTGCTAATTGGGAACTCGAACGGTCTCGACCTGGAGACCAGGAGCTCGATAAGCTCGCGGATATCTTCGAGGTCACGGTCGATTACTTGCTGATGAGGACCGATGAAAAAAAGGGTGGGAGTATCTGCACGCCCTCCCCCACCCCCTCCCCCGCCCTCGCCACTGTCTTCGCGACGATGGTCGCCCGCTGCAAATTGCACGGCACGCGCCAGATCGGGCTCTTCACCGGCAACGTGCTCACCGCCGAGGAGATCGACCGCCTGCGCGCCGGCGAGTCGCCGGCGATCATCGCGCCCGAGCGCCTGACTAAATTTCTCCGCAAAATGGATATCCGCGATATCGTCGCCTGGTTCGATGCCGCCGGCCTGCCCGTCCCGCCACCCTATAACGACCTCGAGGCCGAAGTGCGGGCATTTTCCACGCGCCTGCATGCCTACGGCGTGATCAATCGCGGCGATGTGGAGCTGGTGGTGCGGATGCTGCGCGAGGCCTACCCCGACGAATAATGGATTGAATCGAGGCCAAGGATGGCACAGACGGACGCCGATCGGCGTGTGATACAACTGGCGACTGAGCTATGGGACACCTGCGCCGGTGACATTCCCACAGACATCGTCAGGGTGATGCGCCAGGTCGGACTTCGAGCCAAGTTCGGCCCGACTCCCGCGCGGATCCGCGGGGTCTTGTGCTATCAGCGGCCGCCCGCCGCGGCCGGCATCATCATCGTCAGCCGCAAAATTTGCGTGGAGGAGCTGCGCTTCACCATCGCGCACGAGGTGATCCATCATGCCATCGATGCCGGCGTCATCCCCCAGTGCCCAGCCCGTCTCGAACGCCTGTGCCAGCTCGGCGCCGCGCACCTCCTCATGCCGGCCACGCGCGTCTTCGCCGACGCCATCGCTCTGGACGATGCCGACGACCTGCTGCACACCCTGCGCGCCCGCTACCTGGTCAGCACCCGCGCTATGTACTACCAACTGCGCGCCCTCGGCCTCCTGCGCCCCCGCGCCCTCTGGCCCCCCCCCACTCACGCACTCCGCGCCGCCCAAATCCTCCACCTCCCCGGCGCCCTTCCATCCATCTGGCGCCACGCCTGGCGCGACCGATTCCCCCCAATCGATTCCCCCCATCAGTGACAGTCCGCGCGACCACGAGCGGAGCGAGTCGAGCCACACGGTGTGGTATGATGACAGCACCAATTACACGGAGGTTAGCTATGCGTCACCACTCACTTTGGCATGCCGTCGTCAACGGCCTGGTCCTCGCAACCGTCTTCACCGCCGGCGCCTACCTCGGCCCGCGCCTGGTCATGCCGGCACAAGCCAACCAGGCGCTAAACGATGTAAATGCAGCCACCCTCTTTGCTCAGCGCATCGTGCTCACTGATGCCAACGGAAAAGGCCGAGTTATCATGGCGGTGGTGGACGATAAACCCGTCTTTCAGATGCAGGATCTGCGCGACAAAGCGCGCCTCACCATGGGCCTGACCGAAACAGGCGATCCGACGCTGTTTATGGGAGACAACGAAGGCCGACCGCGCTTAAATGTGAGCGTATCCGGCCCCAGCGGTTTACCAGGCCTGACATTACTGGATGATCAGAAAAAACCACGCGTCATGCTGAGTATGCTGCCAGCAGGATATCCCGCGATGGACTTTATCGACCAGGCTGGCAAAGCCCGAATACGTCTCATGACAGGCGATGCAAAAACAGGCTCATACCTCGTTTGCCAAGACCAACGAGGACAGCCACGCGCCTCTGTAGGCTGCATCGGAGATGAGTTTAACGGCATGGGAGGATTTTGTATTTTTACCGCTGCCGGCCAAGTCGTCAAAGCCATCAGCGAATAACCCGGCGCCGCGCAGCGCAGCGCAGCCAGCCCCACCAAACGCCAGAGCCTCGAGCGCTACCCACGCTCGAGGCTCCTACAGCACACGGGACTTCCCCCCCACATATCACCGCAAGGAGGCAGCCCGATTCTGCCACGATAGATCGGGCGCGTCAACATGGCCACAAAAAAAACACAGCTCCCCTACTCCTGGGCCGCACGCGGCCCCAATACCTGGAAAATCACCGTCTCTCACGGCCTCAAACCCAACGGCACGCGCCGGCGCCACTACACCACCATCCACGCCGCCAGCGAGCCCGAGATGCACATCCGTGCGGCCGCCTACGCCCACGACGTCATCCACGCCAAACCGGCCCCCTCCGGCGGCAGCCTCACCCTCAGCCAGTGGTCCGCGATCTGGATGCGCGACCACGTCGAGCGCGAGCTCGAGCTCTCCACCCAGCAGTCCTACCGCCAGATCCTCCGCAACCGCATCATCCCCGGCCTGGGCCACGTCCCCCTCAACAAGCTCACCCCTCAGCACATCGCCCGCTGGCTCGAGCAGCTCGACGAAGAGGAGCAACGCCTGGACCGCCGCAAAGGCACCACCAGGCTCGCCGGCGAGACCCGCCGGCGCATGCTCAACGTCCTCTCCAGTTGCCTCAAAGAGGCCGTCTACCGCTTCTACATCCCGTCAAACCCGTGCAAAGCCACCAGGCCGCCCAAGGTCAAGAAAACGCAGCCCACCTACTACCAGAACACCGACCTCAAGTGGATACTCGGCGCTCTGGACGAGTCCCCCGTCTACTGGCGCGCCTGGATCCTGCTGGCCCTCTCCGCCGGCCTCCGCTGCGGCGAGCTCATCGCCCTCGAGTGGTCGGACATCGACTGGACGAAATCCACCGTCGACATCACCCGCGCCACCGTCTCCGCCACCGGCGTCAAAGGCCAGCTCAAAGGCCCCAAGAGCTCCTCCGGCAACCGCGTGCTCCCCATCCCCCCCATCGCCCTCGAGGCACTGGCGGCGTGGAAGACCGCACAGGCCGAACATCGCCACTACATGCTCTACAAAATCAAACCCTCCCGCCGCATGTGGCGCGACGAAGGCGACCACATCGTCACCACCACTGGCGGCCGATGGATGACCCCCAACGCCCTCTCCCACGCCTGGACCAAATGGGTCAACGATAACGAGCTCCCCAAAGTCACTTTGCACGGCCTTCGCCACACCGCCGCCAGCGTATTGATCGCCGCCGGCATCTCCGCCCGCACCGTCTCCGGCGTCCTCGGCCACAGCCAGACCAGCACCACCATGAACATCTACGCCCACCTCATCCACGACAGCGTCGCCGCCGCCGGCGTCGCCATGAACGACGCCTTGTCGCGCGATGGCGACAAAATCCCCCGCACGAGGGATTGACTGTCGCCAAATTCGTCGCCACGCCCTCCGCACCCACCTGATTTCCCTCGTGCGGGTCCCCTTGGTCCGGGGACTCATAATCCCTTGGTCGCAGGTTCGAATCCTGCCCGGCCCACCTATTTCCCTCGTGAAACCGCCGCCAAATGCCGCCGATCACCGCCACAAAATGCCGAAAAACGCCGATCACCGCCTACCGCCGTCGCCAAAACTGTCGCCAAGGATCTGGCGCCAGGCGCCAGTAATCGCGTGAAAACCATGTTGCCGACGCCGGCAAAATGGCTCGCCCCCACCAACCACTAGCCCGGTGCAATCCCCGAACCAACCATCTGCCGGCTTACCGCATCATCCACCATTCGCTGCAAATCGGCCCGGCTTTTCTCCGCCGGCACCCAGCTGCTGTCGACCGATAATCGCGCCGGCGCCGGCGTTTCCGATCCCACTTTGACCAGGTCGATCAGCGACTGCCCGCCCAAATACCAGCAGATCGCCGGGACCAAGCTGATGATCGCCTTCGTCAGCTCAAGCTCGCCGGTTAGCACTCCGCCGGCAGCCAGCAGGATGGTTCCCACCAGCACGCTGAGTTTTTTCGATACTCGAATTTTCATCCTGTCCTACCCTTCGGCCGGCGCGTTGGCCGGCAACTGAATGTGGGGACCGTCCCAGCTAATCGTCTCAAGCCCGTGCGCCGCCGCTGAGGCTTTGATGAGCTGCCACACACTGCGTCCGTCACGGCCGCGCAGATCGTCCCAGGTGGGCTGCCAGCGGCCGTGCACGAGCACATACGGCACCAAGTCGCAGGCTTCGCCATTGAGATGCCGGCTGTGCATGGTCTTGCTCGAGCCCTTGTGCACCAGATAAGCCTGGCGCTCGATCGAGCGCCCGGTTTCATACACCACAATCCGCACAACCGCTGGGTCAAAGTGGCCTTGCACGTCTGCGCGCACGGCCATAGCTTTGCGCAGCATCAGCGATGTCAAATACGCCAGGCTGTTGCAGCGCTCAAACTTCTGCCATCGAGGCGTTGACATAGATGTTAACCTCCAGCTTAACGAGCACCGTGCCGGCAGAGCGCCGTGAACGTGTCCAGCGCCTGCGCCAGGTCGCGCTGGTGCAGGCAGTGCACGGCGTGGCAGCCGGTGTCAACGGCCATTGTGTGGCCATGGCACTGTAGCGACAGCGCATAGCCCACGTCCTCGCCGGCAGGGTGCGCAGCAAACAGCGCGCCGCTTCGTAGCACCGCGCTCGAGGCCACATACACCGCCCCGGTCAAGTCCGCTTCAAGTACCTGGTTGCGGATCGGCTGCCGCATGGGCAGCCAGGCGCCCTCAAAGTGCGTCATCGCGTTGTAGTACGATTGTGGCCACGTGCGCGCGCACGCGACCGCCGGGGTGATGGTCTGGGTGTTGTCGATGAGAGCCGCGCAGTAGGGCAGGTTGTGCCCGATGAGCTGACTCACGCACCACGGCGCCACCAGCACGTCGGTATCGATGGAGACCAGCCAATCCGCGCCGGCCGCCAGCGCCTCGAGGATGAGATCGTTACGGAGCTGCGCCAGGCGCCGGTAACACGCCAGCCGGTTGCGCGCGTCCCGGCTGGAGGTGTTGTGCTCGTCCGTCGGCTCGAGGGTCGTCAGCGTGCCCGGGTGCGTCTGCATCCAGGATGAGAGCAGCTTGACGGAGTCATCAGTGCTGCCGTCATCGATGAAGTGGAAGCTCACCTGGTGGTCCATGGCTACCCATTCCAGGCAGTTTAGGTAGTTCGGCAATATCCACGCCCGGTTCTTCACCGGCGCGACGACGGCGAAACGCATCGCAATCCCTCCACTATTACCCGCAGCATGTCGGCAGCGCGCATGTCCCACGTGTTGGCCCGCGCGAAGGCTTGTCGAGCCTCAGGCGAGGCGTAGGTAGGCACGCTGGCCAGCGCCGTCGGCCACTGCGCCATGGGGACGATCTGCACCACATCAACGGCGGTGTCGACTACCTCACGGATCGGTGTGCTGAGCACCGGCGTGCCAGCGGCGAGGTACTCACCCAGCTTGCACGCACTCACGGCGTTGGTCATGGGCGTAACCCGAAAGGGCATCAGTGCCACGTCGGCGTTCTGCAGGTAGCCCGGGAGGTCCGCGTAGGGCTTGTGGCCCAGCCAGACGATATTGGGTGCGACCGGGCAGCGCATCTCGTATTCGCTGCCGAGGAGCAGAATCGTCCAGTCGGGATTCGCCCGCGCCATCGCCTGCACGCCCTCCCAGTCACACCACGGGGCAATGGCGCCGGAAAAGACCGCCACCGTGCCCGCTGGCATGTCGGCCGGGCGCGGTGCGGATGTGGCGAAGTGGGCATAATCAGACCCGTTGCGGATAAGCGTGGCCTGCGGGTAGGCCTCCTGCAACGCGGCAGCAGTGCACACCATCCGCTGGTGATAGTGCACGGCCCCCTCGATGTCGGGCGCCCATCCAACGAACTGCTCGACGGGAAGGTCCAACAGCCAGAAGATCGAGAGATCGGGGCGGTAGCGGGCGATGGTTGGGGTGAGCTTAGCGTGAGAGTTGAGCACTACGAGCGGCTTGCTGCGATCCACCACGCGCGCCCACCCTTCTCGCGGAACCACCCATACCCCAGGCTCAATTTCGTCCGCCGACTTTCGCGCCGTGTCGATATCGCAGAAGATGCACTTGCACCCGAGACGAGCCAGCGCACGGAGCATCTGATGCGGCGACTGATGTAAATGATCCCACCGCACAGTTGGCGGATAAAGCACTTGTATCATTTTCCCCCCGGCATATGCTGCGACAGCCAGACCAGCGCCCCCAGCAGCGAGATCAGCCCCAGCAAGTTGCCTCCGCCTAGCAGCCACAGCAGCACGCGACCCCCACCCTCCGCGCGATCGGCGCGCTGCTCGAGCATGCGCAACCGCTTGTCGGTGAACTGGTCGGGGTGTGTCAACGCCGTTGTGAGCGATGCCATCTGACTCACCAGGGCCTTCATATCGTCGCGCAGTTCGGTTTGGGCTTCAATCAGAGCGCCAACCTGGGTTTCGACGCGCGCCAGGCGTTCGTTTGTCTCGGTCATGGAAATCTCCAGGAGTTTGGACGGCGGGGATGAGCCGCCCATGGGACAGTCGGGGATCGGCGGACTACAGCACGAGGATGACGCGCGCGGCGGTGCGCGGTCGGTAGGTGATCACCGTGGTGCGCACGGCGGAGAGCGCGTCGCTCGCGTCCACACACACCGCCTTGATCGTCAGCGTGCCCCGGTGT